AATAAGCTCAACGCCCCAAAGCGCGTCAAGTTCGTACACAACCTGCTTGTACTGGCGGTATACCTCTAGGCGCATTGACAACCCTGTAACTGGGTCTGTCATAGATACGATTTGTGAACCGTAACCATCGCCAGATGTAGCTTGTGCCAGTGGACGCATCGCAAGAGCAAACGCATCACGGTGGAACGCTAGGTTAACTACGTGGTCGCCCTTAACAGTAACCGCTGCGTTATCCGCAACAGATGCTTTAATGGCTGGTGCAACAGTCACAGTTTGTGCGCCTGCTGATGTAGTGCCTGCAGTTTTAACCGTGTAGGTTTGTGCGTGGCCAGCAAAAGTAAGAATGTCACCAACAACAAGTCCGTCAGTGCCAGTCATACCGTCGATTGCAACCGAAGTATCGCCTGCTGACAATGCACCGTTAACCAATGGAGTACCAGAACCGCCAGCGGTGTGAGTACGTACTTGGTCATCAGTGAAAATGTCAAAGCCAAACTTACGGCCAATTTCACCTTCGCGCTTAACGCCTGCGTCACCCGCTTCGTTTACGCGCTGGAAGTCTGCCAATGCTAGGGCTTTTGCTTCTGCAGCGAAGTCAAGAACCATACGGCGGTTGTCGCGTGGCGCCAACTGCTCGTTTAGAACTTGGCGTGCCGCTGTTGCTGCAGTTACATCGTTAGTAAACGGTGTAGTACCTGCCGCGCCTGCGAAGCCATAAACACCCTTGTACTTGTCAAGGATGGTGCCGTTAATGTCGTTTGCTAGTGCGCGCACTGCTTCTGACATTTGCATAGGCATAAAGTGTGCGTTGCGGTCAATTTCCACCAACTGCTTGTCGTCTAGGTGGAAGTTAACTTTACGCCAGTTGTTTAGCGAAATCTGCACCTTTGAAGGTGAGCTGTCTGCAGGCGCTTCTAGCACGTTGCTAGGTGTAACGTCTGAAACAGAAAGCGCTGATGGGATCGGCACGTCGATAGTGTCGCCTTTTTGCGCTGCTTCCGCTGAATAGTCCATGTTGATGATGCGTGGCATCACTGCTTGCTCACGGAGTGCCAATAGCCCGCGAGCAAGGATTTTAGGTAAGATGTTGCTTACATTGTTAGCCATCTTTCTCGCTCCTTAAGATTGCAAAGGTTTTGGTTACCAACCAATCCCACCGGGCATTGGGCGCTGCACACCGTGTAGCTTAATCGCCAAGAACAACGCGGCCTTCCGCGATTGCTTCTAGGTTGTTATTCAAGGCATCTTGGTCGAAACGGCTAATGCGTCTGCCTTGTGAACCTGCCCCGCCTGCAGCGCCGCTGCCAGAGGAGGACTTAAACAAATGTGGGGCTTGCTCTTGCAAACCCTCAAACCACTCGTCCACGCTAAGCGGGCTGCTACCCTTCTTACCGTAGGCCGGCGTATCGCCATCGTATGCTGCAATGCCGTTGCTTTCAGTGCGTTTCCACACTCGCTTACCACGGTAAAGCACATCTTCGATGGCCTCTGGACGTACGCCATTGCGTAACGCCGCATCTTTTAACTGGTTCTCCACAATCATTGTGTTGAACTGGTTTTCGTATTCGCTTGCCTTGCCGATGGCATCCTGCGCTTCACGCTGCATGGCCTCGAACTTGGCTTCGTAATCTGTGCGCAAACGTTCTGTTCGCTGCGTTAAAAGTTCATCCAGCTTGCCCGCCTCGATCAATTCTTGATCCGCTAGCTTTTGCTTTTCCGCTTTTAGCGCTTTGTATTCTTCTAAATCGACGCCACCAAGCGTCTTTTCCATTTTGCCTAGTTCTTTTTGTAGTTTTATATTGTTATTACGGAACTCGTCAACTGTTGCTTTTGGCACTAGCCCATCAACTTGCAATTCATAACCGTCATCGGTTTCAGAATAAAACTGTTCCAGCCCCGCTGGGATATCGTCTGCATTTTTATAACGTGATTTCAAAGCCATTGTCCTCTGCCTCAATTTAAGCCTGCCCCGCAAACCTAACAGCCACCGACTGTTACGGTATTTATACAGCCAATGGCACTACATGACAAGCAATAATGTCAAGAGTTGCATTGTGTAGCCAATGGCGCTATATATGTTTGCGGGCCAAATAGCGCCCGCCATAAAGGAGTTGACTATGTGGATATGTTTAAAAGACGCATTTTTTAGTATTGTACAGCACGACCAGCAACCAGATAAGTTGCTTGTGCGCGCTAGGTTTATGGGTGACATCGAAAAGGTGTTCGGCACTAACTATGCCGCTGACCACACGCCTTTAAACGATTACCCTTACCGCGCAACAATACCCAAAGCACGGGTTGCCGATGAAATGCACCGCGAGGTGCTAGATATTGATTACGGCAACTTTAAAGCTGAAGCAGACTTTATTGCCAAGACTGATGGCGATAAGCGGCGTTCATCGGCTTACCATGGTATGTGGTCGGTAATGAACACCGAGGGCGACCCCGGCCGCTACAGTCCAGCTAACAAAGGTAGCATGTTTAACCTTGCTGGCCTGCGTTAACCCATGAAAAGCGCCTACACCGTAGCCCCCATTACAAAACGGCAATGCGTGCCATTGCTGCATAATTACCACTACCTTACTGGCCTATCAAAAGGCTTCAAATCTGGTGACAATTATGGCTTGTACCACGGGGGCAAGGCTGTAGGCGTTTGTATTTTTACAAGCTTCCCTGTGCCAGAACTGGTGCAGGGGATGTTTGGTCTTGATCGTACAGACCAAGAAGGCTTTTACGAGCTATCGCGCTTAGTGCTGCACCCAGAGGTACAAGCCACTGAACACAACCTTGCTAGCTGGTTTGTTGCGCGCGCTGTAAAGCGCCTGCGTAAGGCGAACAACGTGCGGGCTATCCTTACTTATGCAGATAACGATTACCACACTGGTACGGTTTATAAGGCGCTAGGGTTTACGTATTACGGCTTAAGCGATGCCAAAAGTGACTTTTTTATAGAGACCGACCCAAGCGACCAGCCCGCGCAGGCAGATTTCTTTGCTGAGCCTGTTGTTACAGACTTTGTAAAGCACAGCCGTGGCCCCGTAAAAGGCTTGGCTGGTGAGTGGCGCCCACGATCACGCAAGCACCGCTTTCTTAAGGTTTATGATAACAGCTTAAATGTGCTGTGGCGCGAACAGCCGTACAATCAGATTGCTTGCGATAGCGCAATGACCGCTGCCGTGTAATCGTGCCCTTCGGCATCTTCTTCGTTCAACATGTTTACGTATGCCATCACCAGCACGTAATCATCTTCATCATCGAACATTTCAAACCTTACATCGCCAGCCTGCCATGGCCCATCGCCCGTAACACGCCCGTCTATTAGGTGTACGCCAAACGTGTCTTGGTTGGTTAGCCAATCTTTTTCAGCCCACACAACGCGCGGTACAGCGGTGTCAACGTGGATATGGCTTACTAGCCTATCGCCGCCTTCCGTAACCGCCTTAATTGGTAAGCGGTTTTTTACTGCCTGCTCTAAATCCATTAGCCTCTACCCACAACAACGTCTTCGATTTTGCGCCCATCTGGCCAGCGTTTAAGCTTGGTTTTTAGGTAATCAATTATTTCTTGGCGCTCGCTGCGATCACTGACAACAATGTACAAAAGGTCGTCAAAAATAGAAAGGCTATCTTTGAAGATTGTTTCGTTGCTGCCGCTGCCAGACGCATCCTTCATGCCCTCAATGGTGGCCTTGCGCTTGCTTAATACAAAGTCTGTTGTATCCGTGCGGCCAAACCTGTCGGCATCGTAGCTAATAGCGTCCATACGCCCCGCTTGGCTGCCCCGCCATACCAAGCCATCTTCGTTCTGCGCCCGCGTTGCCCTGCGCAAACGTGTAAAGAAATACTGGGCGCCACCTGTTTCAATATCGCGCTCTGGCGACATACCCCGTGGGATAATACCGCGGCGCAGCTTATCCATTGTGGGCGCCATGTGCCCGCCGCCCTCTACAATATTCTTTATGGCCGTAAGGTTCGTGCCGCTGTACAGGTTGTGGTACAGCACGTATTCGTTCTTAAACTTCTCCCACTCTGGCCCCTGCAAATCTGGCCTGTACTGCACAATGCGGCCGTGGCCGTTTTGCTGCCAATCCCCAAGCGGGCGGTAACTAGGCAATGCCGTAATGTCCGTAACACCGGCTGCCTTGCTTACTTCGTCGCGTAGGTACTTTAGCTTTTTCTCTTGGTCGGTAAACGCATCAGCTTTTTTCATGCGTGTTTGGAACCAGCTACCTCGCCGCCCGTTTTGTGCTGCCTGCGCGTACAGCGTGCGCACAAGGTACAGTTCTTCGCGGTCTAGTGGGCTGGCACGGCTTATATCAATACCTAACCGCTGCATAATGCTTAGCTGCTTTTCTACAGCCACCTTGCCACCACCCGCCGTGCTTAGCTCTAAGCGGTTGCGCAGCGCAGCATCAGCGCGGTCATCCCAGTACCGCACGTTAACGCCATCCACTGTGGTTTCGTATACCGTGCCGCGGTGGGTGTAATCGCCCGCCCCTGCATCATCAAACGCCTTGCCATTTTCAAAGCGGCGCGCATCCCAGCGTGCAGAGCTTTTCTTTGTCCACTTAATAGCACTCGTATCAGCGCCTTTGGCCTTAAGCGCTATGCTGCCAAGTGGCTTAAACATACCCGTAATCTGCCAAACGGCTTTATCGCCCACTGCGTAGTTGTTTACTATTTCCTCAAAACCATCCATCCACGGCTTGTAGTGCGCGTCAAACTTATCCAAATCGGCAACAGTCAAGCGTTTTTCGTTTACCAACGCCACCAATTCGCTGCGCTTTTTGCTTAAGGCTGCATCTGCCGCTGCAATACGGTCAAAGTCCTTACCTTCAAACGCATCGCCCTTCTTGGCGCGCATGGCAATGCCCTTAAGTGCAGTCATAAAGCTGTCGTCAAGTGCATCGGTATCCACGCTGTTAGCCGCTGCCCCTGCCTTTTGCACCGTGCTATTGATCTTGTCGGCTGCTTCACCACGCACCTTAAGGTAAACGCCGCTGCGCACAGCCCCGCTTGCATCCGTGGTTTCGTAAATATGCACCAGTTGGTCTTCAATATGGTCTTTGTCGGTAGCAATACTGTAGCCGTTAATACCGCTATCCTTGATGTTGCGTTCCTCAACGCGGGTAATGCCGCTTTCCACCCGCGGTGTTTCCACCTTGTTAACCTTAGCAAGCTGCGCTTCGTACTTAGCCGCAAGAAAGTTCTTACGCCCTATAAGCACATCGGCCAGATCATCGGCATCATCGCCCATAATGTCCGCAACCATGCGCCGTATGTCATCGTCCTTAATGGCAACAATACGCGCCACGCCTGCGACAATCTGTTCATCGCTAATGCCACCAAACACGTCAGCACCATTGCTGTTCATGCGGGGGTCGCGCAAGCTGTCCAGTTCGGGCACATCGTTAGCGTCAAACGCCTTACGGCCGCCCTGTGCGCGGAAAAACAGCGTGCCGCCTGTATCAATACGAAATGCGCTGCCATCCGCTAGGCGCTTAAGGTTAAGCTGCTTTGGCCCGCCGTTGCCAATAACGTCCCAGTTGGCTAGCCACGCATCGGCAGCAAAGCCATCCGCTGTGCCGCTTAACCCGCCCATGCTGGATGTACCAATATCGTCCACAGCTTCCATGCGGCTTGCAATACCCAAGCGCCCCGCTGCATTTACGCCGTTAATTTCGCCAGTAATAGGCAATAGATCAATATCGGCCGTGCGCACGCCTGCCATCTTGTACAGCTTGGCACTAAGCACTTCCACCTTGGCCGCTAGCTCGTTGTCTGGCGCCTTAATGTAATATTCTTGCCCTGTGCGGTTATGCACGTACTTTCCGCCCAAGTTACTGCCGCCTTGGCCGCCAACCTGCTTAAAGTCGGCAAACACAAGCGTCTGGCTGTTGTCTGGTTTGGGGGCTGGGGGTTCCGCTGCCGTTGGGCCAATGCCCAGTTTTTGCTGTTTCTTTTCTATGGCTGCCGCTAGCAGATCGTTTTCATCGTCCGTAAGCGCATTTACCTTGGCCAGTTCGCCCTTGGTAAGCGGTTTGTTTTGCGCAAGCTTGGTGCTAACCACGGATTTAAACGCATCAAAGTCAGCCTTGGCCTTTGTGGCCGCCGCCACTGCGTCAACCTTGGCAAGCTGCTCGGTAGCGGTTAGCGCTTGGAAATCCTTTTCCTTCTTAAGGTCAGCATAAACCTTTTTCTGTGTCAGTAGCCCGCTGCCCTTTTGCGCATTGGCGTATGTGTCCAGCTTAACCTTGGCCGCTGCCGCTTGCTGTATTTGCTTTTCAACAAGTTCATCAACAACCTCGTTAAACGCCGCCAGCTTAGCCTTCATGGTTTCGCCCGGTATTAAGCTAGACGGGTTCATGGCAGCTATCACATCGTTGCCAGTTATCTTTTCGTAAGCTTCGCCCTGCAGGGTTTGTTTGCCAGCATTGTCATAAATAAGCTTATCCAGCTTTTGCATGGCAGCCATTTCTGCTTGCACCGCATCTTCAAGCTGCTTGGTCGCTACCTTAGCGTTCAATAGCTTTTGCGCAGTTGTGCCTTGAAAATTGGCAACGCTTAATGGGGTGGGCAGGTTGTAATCAGTTACAATAAGTGGGCTTTTGCTTATGGTGGCCTTGTAGGCTTCTACTGTTTCCTCAAGTTCTTTAACTAGCCCTTTCGCGGCGGCCGCATCGCGGATTTCTGCCTTGGTTTCTGCATCCAAGGCTTTGTACGTTGCCAGTTCTGAGGGTGATAACTTTTTGCCATCGCCAAATTTCTTTTTAATGGTGGATAACTTGGCCGCTACGTCGATTTGCTCTTTGGCCGCTTGTACAAGTGCTGCCTGCTCTTGGAAGGTTTTACCATCCAGCTTGCCCTGCTTTTTCAGCTTATCATAACTTATCTTATAGTTCGTAAAGCCTTTACCGCCGGCTGCATAGGTAGCCAATAGCTTTTCTGCTTCCACTTCTTTTTTGGCAAGCTCTGCTGCTTCCTTGGCCGCTGCTGCTGCCTCTGCCTTGGCTGCCTGCCGTGCGGCCGCTGCTGCGCGCGCTATGCTTGTCTTACCTGCATCAATAAGCTCTTGTAGCTCAGCTAAGCTTAGCGGGTTGCTGCGCTGGTCTACCAAATCCACAAAGCCAATCTTGCCACTGTTCCATAAGCGCCAG